ACCGAATGCTTTCAGGTTAAAGTTTCCATCGACATCTTTTGTATACCTGGCATTCCTTGTGAACTTAAAGATGTTCCAGCCATTGTAAGGGAATAACTCACCTGTCTGTGCATTTTTCCATTGCTTGTCAAAATGCTGATCCAGCTTTTGCAAATCCGCAATGTGACGGAAATCTAATACTGCAATACCTGCATCCTCTGCCCAGCCGGGTCCACCTTCATCGATAGGAGTAGAAGTGATCTCACTCATCATGATCATATCATCAGGAGTCATACGGTGTTTAGCTACGGCCCTGCCATCGGAAGCACCAGAGGTTGTTTTAATATTTGCTTGCGTGGTTGCAGCTAAACGGTGTGCTGCTTTAACTGCGGCTTTATCACTGATGCTGTTCATATGCAGGTCGAGCGTTACAGCCATCTTATCGTAGCTGATTGCCCTTAACTCTGTAAGTGATACACGGGTGTTTTCAGTATCCATCCTGTCCAGGCTGATTGGAATGTCCGCATCTGTTCTTCCTGCGGTTGGCACCGGGTTATTTTCATCAATTGCAAGGTTGATGAATACCTGCGGATCGGCCCCGATTTCAACCAGGTGAATTACTTTATTTTTTACGTGCTGATCATACCTTGGTATAAGATTCAGCCACTCTCTTTTAAAACGGAAATTCTTTACCAGTTCACCAATCCATGCCTCAACGTAAACACCATCATTGGTATATACACCTTCATTGGTTGTACGCTGCTTACCAAAAAGCAGGAATAGTACAATGGCTGATGCGCCGAGCAGCAACGGGTTAATTTTTGCAGATGAACTCATTACGCCGATCCACATCCAAAACATAAGGAAGGATAACACGGCTTTTAAAAACGGACTTTTCTTTTTCATGTATGTGTTGTTTAAATTCTTGAATGATTTTATTTGCGGGTACCGCCGCCTTTCCTGCGGTTAGGTATTTTCCTGAATAATGATTTAACCAGGTCAACAAAAGTGTCATCCGCTCTTGTTGGTGTAAGCCTTGTAATTATTTCCAATGCAGGAAGCAGAGAAATGATCACAATACTTATCGCATCCCAGTTATCTGTAAAAAATTTCATGTCTAGTTCTTTATTGTGATTGTAATTTCTTCGCCTCGTTCCTCTGCCGCTTCCATCTTTGCAAATATTTTGGCATAGGCTTTCCGGCTATTCAACACTTTATCAATGGCCCTGCTTTCGCCTGGTAGTAAACATCCTTCGGTATCGAGGTCTGTATTACCGGGATGCATTCTTATTCCAGCATATCCGGGTACATTCAGCAGCAACGGCATCATTTGTTTAAAGCGGTTACTCATTGTTATTTTAACCGTATATGTACCGGTTGGAATACAGGTTTTACCCTTCACCTTTTTTTGCATGATCTCCTCAACCGGCATGCTGCTATCTAAGCCACGGTCTACATCTTCCAGAATAAAAGCCTCGAACACTCCATCAATAAGACACTTGCTGATGGTGCTGTTAGAAGTCCATATTTGCCGATGTATGAGTAAATGCATGATCTAATGTTTTGTGATAAGCCACATGATGATTGAGCTACCAAGCCCGGTAAAGAATCCTATAATCCCTGCCTGCTGCTTGATTTTTGTTTTCACAATTGCCAATTCAATGGCCATTGTATTTTGCCGGTCTGTTTGTATGCCGCTTGCCTTTTCCAGTACATCCACTTTGGTTACAACCAGTATCAACAACTCACGTTGGCTTAGCTTCGACAAATCAACAGGCTGGCCCTGATTGTTGCCCATAAGGTTTTTCTTAGTGGTTAAAAATTACCTGTCAAGGTTTGGCTCAAAGCCGTAGTGCGCTTTATACAGTTCACTGTACTTTGCTGTATCGTTCTTTTTGCAATTGGCAACTGCTTCAGTTCCCTGCTTCACAAGGTTTTCCCATGTATCTGCTTCGGTTGTATCATCAGCAGCACCAGCAGCGCCGGTTACTTTTTTACCATTCAGGTTAATGATATCACCTGGCTTTTTAGCAGCAGGAATTTTATTGATCATTGCCTCGGCAGCTTCATAGTTATTTTCTGCCAGCGGCTCAAACGTTGCCCTGTCTCCTTCAACCAATTGCTTATTGGAGATAGCGTTATTGATTAACGATGTGGCTCTTGCCTTGGCTGCGTTTTTAACTGATGCTTCAGCAGTTTCTTTTGCCTGTTTCAAGGAGTTGATGGCAGCAGTGATCTGCGCTTCTGTAGCATCTTCGGGCAGGCCGAGCAATTGTGCAATAAATTTCATGTTGTCTGTTTTTTGTGTAGAGATGTTGAAAATTTTGTGATACGAATTAAACAGCTGCTGTGGACTGGTTTCTGTTTCTGGAACTTTCACAGGGGCAGCATCATAAATGCCATCAATCAACTTTTCAGCTAATGCCTGGTCGGCGCTGATCCACCTGTCTTGGTTAACGATGTACTTTGCTTTTGCCTCTTCGGTAGTGAGGCCGGTACGCTCTGCAAGTATATCGGCAATTATACCCTCCATCTCTTCAAGATGTTCAGCATAACCCCTCATTTCATCTGCATTACCAACAAAGCCACCAGTTGCCCTGTGCGTCATGTAGCGGCTATACTTGCTCATGTAAACATTTTTACATGCTACAATAAACACAGCCCCCATGCTTGCTGCAATCCCATCAACAAAACCATTGATAATTGCTTTACTGTTTTTAATGGCGTTGAATATGGCTAATCCCATATATACATTACCACCGCCACAGTTTACCCGAAGATTGATTGTAGTGCAAGTTTGTTCAAGCATACGCAGGTCGGCAATAAATGCGGCATCATCGATGGCCTCATACTCGCCAATAAATCCATACAACAATATTTCAGCTGTAGAGACATTCACCTGGTTAACTATCCAAAACTTTTTTTTCATCTCGTGTATTCGTTGCGTTTATCCGTATTGATATCACAAACATAGACCGCCACGAAAGCCTTTACAAATAAGGGTTTTACCGTAATGATCTAAAACTTTACCATAAGGTTTTAAACCCTTTTCATAAAAAGCGAATTCGTTTACAGGCTATCGGTGGGGGTATGTTTGTATAAAGAAAACAGCGTAATAAATGGCTAACCCACGTTTGACAAAAAAGGAGATTCAGAATAAAAAGCAAATTGCCTATGTGATGTACATGGCCTTTGAGGACAATAAGATTATTGCTGAAACCCTCGATGTAACGCCCAAAACAATTGGTGATTGGGCAGAGGCCGGGCACTGGAAAACAAAACGATCAGATGGTACAATCACCAGAGATGAGTTAGTAAATAAATGCCTGCTTAGTCTTAATAAGATTCTTGATAAAGCGCTGGAGGAGGGAGGCGATGATAAGAACCTGGCTGATGATCTTGCCAAAATGAGCAAGACAATTGAAACGCTTGATAAGAAGAACAATATTGTTTACAATATTGAAACCTTCTTTGGCTTTAATAAATACCTGCTCATAAGGATGCAGGAAGATAAGGCGTTGCACCCTGATTTAGTTAAGGTGATCAACAAACTGCAAAACGATTACATCACACAAAGAATGGCATAATGAGCGAAAGGAACGAAGCACTCAAACGTTGGCAGGAGCATTGCAGGCACGTGCAGGAAATGACTTCTAAGAGCAATTCCGAAAGCCATGCAACTATTGAAAAGAGAAAGGCAAAAGCAAAAAAGGATTACAACTTTTTTACATCATACTATTTCCCTCATTACTGTACAGATAAAGAGACCGGCGAAATAATTCCCAATGGTGATTTTCATCTGGAATGGGCAAAGGCTGTCTTGAAGGATAAAAACTTTTTTGGGGTTGCAGAATGGCCACGTGAACATGCAAAGAGTGTTCATTGCTGTATCATTATTCCCATGTGGTTAAAGATAAACGGGGAACTGGATGGCTTATTGGTAACCAGTAAAAGCGAAGATGCTGCAAAAAGATTGCTTGCAGATATACAGGCCGAGTTAGAATACAACCAACGGTTTATCAATGATTGGGGTGAGCAATACAACGAGGGTAATTGGGAGGATGGTGATTTTACTACAAAGGATAATACTTTCTTTTTGGCATTGGGCCGTGGGCAATCTCCCCGTGGTATCAGGAAGGGAGGCAAGCGGCCTAACTGTGGCGTGAGTGATGATATTGATGATGATGAAATTGTAAACAACCAGCACCGTGTTTTAAAGGTTGTTGATTGGTTATTAGGCGCATTTTATGGAGCGCTTGATATTCGCCAAAGCCGGTTTATGATGGTTGGTAACCGCTTTCATCCTAAGCAGGTACTGGCACACATCGTTGGTGATGTTGAGCCTGAAGACCCCAAACGTGAAGGCTTGTATCATTCAAAAATTTATGCAACAACCAATGGTGAACTGGAAGGTGATCCAACATGGTGGCAGAAATTTAAAAAGGAGGCTTTGCACCGGCGCTTTAAAATTGTCGGCAGCATCATGGCACTCCGTGAGTACTTCCACAAGTATGTAATTAAGGGCAAACGATTTAAAGCCGAGTGGATTCATTGGGATGATATACTGCCACTGGATAAGTACGATGCGCTCGTTGTTTACTTCGATCCATCGTACAAAGCAACCACGGCAAATGACTATAAAGCAATTCGATTTTGGGGCAAGATTGGCATTAAAAAACATTTGCTTTCATCATTCGTAAGGCAGACCACCATTACCCAGGCCGTGAAGTGGATGTATGATTTATACGAGAGTTTACCGGATGGACAAAAAGCTAATGTTGAATTCTGGATGGAAGATGTGTTTTTGCAGGATCAGTTCTTTGAAGACTTTGAACTTGAAGCAGAACTACGTGGATACTATCTACCGATACGTGGTGATAAAAGAGACAAGCCAGATAAGTTCGCAAGGATAGAAGCAATGACACCTATTTACGAGCGTGGCCATGCAATCTGGAACATCAAAGAAAAGAAAAGCCCGGATGCACAAAATGGCCTCATTCAGTATATGGGTTTTGAAAAAGGAAGCTCAATACATGATGATGCACCTGATGCCGATGAGGGAGCATGGTATAAACTGGATAAAAAAACTTTTACTCAAAAATTTAAACCCCGAATGGGAAACGATAAAAACTCACACCAATGGTAACACTATCCAAAAAACTGCAATTATGGTTTACAAACATTCCTGCCAACTTTCAAAAGTGGAGGTATAAAAAGAGTTTTAAAAAAGCATGCAAGCATGCTGATCATGTAAAAAGAAGTACCGGCCACAAGTGCATAGTGGTTTTTGTAGATGATCATTACCAGTTTAAAGCATTTACAAAGCGGTCAATAAAAGCCCTGTGCCAATCAAAATATTTTAGAAAAGGCACCACCGTGCAAATGATAGAAAACATGGCGGTGTACACAACTAACTGATTATGGAAGAGGAAATAAAACAGCGGCTCATAACCGGAGTGGTAAACATCTTTATCAGCACAATGCTCAATGAAGATTTTGAACTCCATTTAAACTAAGTTCAAATGGCATTTTTATTAAAAGAAGATTTCCCGGCCAGTGTTCATGATGATATACTGGATGCGCTCACCAAAGGTGATGATGATGTTATAACCGATAACATAGATCGCACCATTGATGAAATAAAAGCATACCTCAATGGCAGGTACGATATCGTTGCAACATTTGCAGCTGAAGGCAATGACCGAAATAAATTCATTCTGCGGTTGGCAAATACCATATCCCTCTACTGGATTTATTGTGTACACAACCCCCGGAAACTTACACAGGTAATGGTTAAGAATTACGAGGATGCACTTGAAACATTAAGGGGCATTCAAAAAGGCAGCATCAACCCGGAAGGTTTACCGCTGCCTGCAAACGAAACGGATGCAAACAGCGGCACCGGAGCGCCTATACAATGGGGTGGAGCAGAGCAGCAGGATAACAGTTGGTAATACATTCAAACAGATACAATGAAAAAGAATTTTAGAGGTAACCCTAAAGCAGCATCTACACAACCACCGGCTAAATTATGGCAGAGTGAATTTTTAGCCAGCAGGGATAAGCAAACCAAAATACAACGTGTTTTGATTGACCTGGTTGAGCAAACCAAGCTGCTCACCAAAAAGGATATTTCAAAGTGGCGCAATGCGTGGCAGAGGGCTATCAGTGTGGAGTGGCCCAGCCGCATAGAGCTGCTGGATGTATACCGTGATGTTGATATTGATAACCACCTGATGGCAGTATTCGGGCAGATTTATAATGAAGTACTGCAAAAGGAAATTAAGGTTGTTGACCGGGTAAGCGGCGTGGAGCTGCCAGAACTTACCAAGCAGCTGGAGGATGCACAGTGGTTTATTGACTTCTGTAAATATGCATTGGAAAGTTGTGCCTGGGGATTTAGCCCGATACAGTTTGGCGATGTGATCATTGAAAACGGCATCACAAAATTTACTGAAACGGAGTTGCTGGATAGAGAACATTTTATACCAGAGCATCATGTATTTGTTAAGAACCAGAGCGATCACTTTAAAAATGGTTTTGATTATAATGAGCAACCATACAGTGATTGGTTAATTGTTGTGGGCAATAAAAAAGACCTCGGCCTGTATAACAAGGTGGCAAGGCATGCCATCAGCAAAAAGAATATTGAAGCCTTCTGGGACAAGTTTGCAGAAATATTTGGTATGCCCATTCGTATTGGTAAAACCAATAGCAAAAACCCGAATGACAGGAATGAGATGAGTGAGATGCTGCAAAAAATGGGTAGTGCCGCATGGGGATTATTTAATGATGACAGCAGCATTGAAATTAAAGAAACAACCCGTGGTGATGCTCATCAGGTTTACGATAAAAGAATTGACCGTGCCAATAGTGAAATGAGCAAGGCCATTGTAAACCAAACTATGACAACCGATAACGGGGCCAGCAAGGCACAGGGTACGGTTCACTTGGAAATTCAGGAGAATGTTATTGAATACCACGCCCGGCGTTTACGGGTTGTGCTGAATGATAAGCTGATACCATTCATGGTGCGTCATGGCTTTGCCGGATGGGAAAAGGCACGGTTTAGTTTTGATGATACTGTTGAAACAACACCAGAGCAGCAGCAGCAGGTTGAGGAAATGATATTGAATAACTACGAGGTAGACGGTAAGTATTTTCAGGAGAAATATAACATTCCCATCACCGGTATTAAGGCAGCACCTGCCAATCCGTTTAACCCTAAAAACAAGGCCGGTTTTTTCGATTAAGCCCGGCGAATAATGCCGGGCTGGTAGTTTACCGCAAAAAAGATTTAGACGCCATATACAGCCACGTTTGCCCTAAATGCGGCGGTTTTCATGCACCTGATAATGCAGCCGGTGATCCTGTGCCGGAAAGCATAAGAAAAGAGGCTGAACGAATTGCCAGGGGTTTGTATGATGGCTCCATCACCGCTGGGATGATGGATGCGGAAATGACAAAGGCCGTGGCTGGTGAACTCCGCAAAGCAGTGATTGAGGGTTTTGGAAAAGACCTGCCCGATATTGACTATGGCACACCTGATTATAACAAGCTGGTGCAGCTGGAGAAAAATGTATTCCAGTTTTCCGGTGCAAAAAATTATCAGGAGTTAAAGAGCATGAGCCTTGCGTTGAAAGATGCGAATGGCAAGCAACGTGAGTTTAAAGATTTTAAAGTTGATGCCGTAAAGGTTGATCAAAGTTATAACGGCACTCATTTAAAAACTGAATTCGATACTGCGGTTGGCGGTTCGCAAATGGCTGGCAAATGGGTAGATTTTGAGCAGCATGCAGATACTGCTCCGTGGCTCCGATACGATACAGCCGGGGATAGTAAAGTACGGCAATCGCATAAGCTGCTGGATGGCATTATCAAATTACTGTCGGATGCATTCTGGAAACTATACTACCCACCCAATGGATGGAAGTGCCGTTGTGATGCTACACAGGTGCTGAATGGTGCAGAAACGCCCAACCACCAGATACAGTTCCCTAATGATATTCCTGATATGTTTAAAACAAACATGGCAGCTGATGGCCTTGTGTTCCCGAAGGGGCATCCATACTTTACAGATTGCCCACCGGAGATATTACGCAAGGCTGAACTGTTGAGGGAAAATAAATACAGCAAGTTGCCACGTACAAAATCAATGAAGGCTGATGTATATATCAGCAATAAAGCAGATGAAGCTGATATTGATATAAATAAACCGCTTGCTATGCAACTGGCTTCTCATGGTGAAACTGTTTATATCAGGCCACACGATACTGCTGTTAAAAATCCTGAATTGCAATTAGGATCATTAACCGGTGATTTTAAAACAAAAATTAAAACTACGGTTGACAGGTTTGTAAAGAACAGTATCAGGAGCGCAAATAATCAGGCTTGCAATATTCCGGTAATTGTGATACCAGGTAACAAGTATGATCGTGATTTAGTATGGGGCGGCTTGCGGAGTGATCTTAAACATACCGATCGGAAAAAGAATGTATCTCATGTGTGGCTGCTGCTGGATAAACAATTGGTGAAAATAAGCCGGGCAGATATTATGAAGGATTTAAAACAGCTATTACCGTAAACAACAAAGCAAACCCGGAGGCTTGCTTTGTTATGAGGGAATTGGCGAACCGCTTCCCACAACAAATATAAAACAGTTTGGAAAACAATTTAAAAATACTTTCAGCCCGGTTTAGAAGTACCATGCTTACCCTGCCATACAAGGCCGGTGTAATTATGGTGGCATACAGTAAAGACCGTTTTAAATACCAGAACTGGATAGATGTTTATCCCGAAAAATGGCAGCGCCGGAGCCGCAAAAAGCAATGGACAAACAAAGGCAAAGCTCCCAACAATCAGGGCCGGGCATTACTGATACAGAGCGGCAGGCTGCGCCGCAGCATTCGCATTGTAAGCACTACAGCCAACAGCGTAACCATTGGCAGTGATGTACCGTATGCAGCTGCACACAACGACGGTTTAAGGCTG